AAGTGGGTGGAATACCTAATTCTAGTGAAGATATAAAACAAGCACACGCTGCTGCTATTGAAATGTATATTCAAGAGCACGTTGGTTTAAAGCAAGATAATTCACATGGTACAATGTATTTTACTAGAACATTAAATGATTGGGCTCGTTTTGATATAAATAAAAGAACAAAATTTGACGCTACAATAAGTTCTGGTTTAGCAATAATGGCTTGTAATAGACATTTATATGTACCAAATGCTAAAATAGAAAGAGAAAAAATGAATATAAATATTTCAAAATATAGTAATAAAGGAATATTATCGAAATTAATAAAAGATTATGATTGAAAAGGATATAAAAAGTAATTTTCCTAGTCAAATAGTTAGTGATGCTGAAAAACAATCTGAGAAATATGGATTAAGTGTTGCTAAAGCTATTGAACATGAGTGGTTTAGTAGAGACTCTGGTTCTGATAGGTTTAATTCTTATCAAGATGGTTTTCATAAACTTCGTTTATATGCTAGGGGTGAACAACCAATAGAAAAATATAAAAATGAATTATCTATTAATGGTGATTTATCGTATCTTAATTTAGATTGGAAACCTGTACCTATTATACCTAAATTTGTGGATATTGTTGTAAATGGTATCGCGGAAAGAACTTATGATATAAAGGCATATTCACAAGATCCATATGGTTTAGATAAAAGAACGGGATATATGGAATCTATATTAGAGGACATGCAAAGTAAAAATTTAAATACATTTATACAAGATTCATTTGGTATAAATATGTTTAAGAATGATCCTATGGATTTACCTGAAAATGAAGATGAATTAGCTGTTCATATGCAGTTAGATTATAAACAATCTGTTGAATTAGCAGAAGAACAAGCAATCAACACTATATTAGAAGGTAATAGATATGAATTAACTAAAAAAAGATTATATTATGATTTAACAACTATTGGAATTGGGTGTGTTAAAAATACGTTTACTAAATCTGAAGGTATTAAAGTAGAATATGTTGATCCGGCGGATATTGTTTATTCATATACTACATCACCTTATTTTGATGATATATATTATATTGGTGAAGTTAAAAGTATACCAATAAACGAATTAAAAAAAGAATTTCCAGATTTAACAGACGAGGAGTTAAAAGATATTGTACAACAAGGAATATTTAATAGTAATACTGCAAGTAGAAACGCAACGAACGTAGATAATAATATTATTCAAATATTATATTTTAATTACAAAACATATTTAAATGAAGTATATAAATTAAAAACTACAGGAAGTGGTGCTAATAAAGCATTAAAAAAAGATGATCAATTTAATCCACCTGATTCTGAGAATTTTCAAAAATTATCAAGATCAGTTGAAGTATTGTATGAAGGTGCTTATGTAGTTGGTAAAGAAAAATTACTTAAATGGAAGATGGCAAAAAATATGTTGCGTCCAAAAAGTGATAACACAAAAGTTAAATTAAATTATTCTATTGTAGCACCAAGAATATATAAAGGAAAAATAGAATCATTAGTTGGTAGAATTACTGGTTTTGCTGATATGATTCAATTAACACATTTAAAGATTCAACAAATATTAGCAAGAATGGTACCTGATGGTATATATTTAGATGCTGATGGGTTAGCAGAGGTTGATCTTGGTAATGGTACAAATTATAATCCACAAGAAGCATTAAATATGTTCTTTCAAACTGGTAGTATTATTGGTCGATCAATAACTGCTGATGGTGATATGAATCCAGGAAAAGTACCAATCCAAGAAATACAAAGTGGTAGTGGTGGAAATAAATTACAAAGTTTAATTCAAACATATAATTATTATTTACAAATGATAAGGGATGTTACGGGATTAAATGAAGCGAGAGATGCGAGTATGCCAGATAAACATGCTTTAGTTGGAGTACAAAAACTAGCAGCTGCAAATTCAAATACAGCAACAAGACATATATTACAATCTGGATTATTTTTAACTGCAGAACTTGCTGAATGTATTTCATTGAGAGTATCAGATATTATTGAATATTCTCCAGCAAAAGAAGCATTTATCCAAAAAATTGGAGGTCATAATGTAGCCACATTAAGTGAAATGGTTGATTTACATTTATATGATTTTGGTATATTTATAGAATTAGAACCAGATGAAGAAGAAAAAGCTATACTTGAAAATAATATTCAAGCTGCATTACAAAAAGAGAATATTGAATTAGAGGATGCTATTGACATAAGAGCAATTAAAAATATTAAATTAGCAAATCAAGTGCTAAAAATAAGACGTAAAAAGAAAATGAAAAACGATCAAGAAATTGCGGAACGAAATATACAAGCTCAAGCTGAAGCAAACACACAAACACAACAAGCAGCAGCTCAAACTGAAATGCAAAAGCAACAGGTTATAATACAATCAAAAATTGAATTAGCTTCCGCGGAAGCACAAATGGAATCACAAAAATTAAATCAAGAAGCAGCACTTAAAAAAGAATTAATGGATCATGAGTTTCAAATTAATATGAAATTAAAACAAATGGAACTTGAGACCGTAAAAGAAAAAGATACTGTTAAAGAAGATCGTAAAGATGAAAGAACTAGAATTCAAGCATCTCAGCAATCAGATTTAATAGACCAGAGGACGAAAGATAAGGCACCTAAAAAATTTGAATCATCTAACAATGATACATTAAGTGGTGATTTTGATCTAGGAGCATTTGATCCTAGATAATATGTTTAACAAATAAATAACAATAAAATGGCAATAGTAAAAAATGATTGGACAGGACAAATAATGGGATCCACGTTCACCACATCTTCAAGTGATGCTATTAAACCTCCAACTGGTTGTGTTTTTGTTGGCTTTACGGTATTAGCCGCGGCAACATTTGATGCTTCAGGTGGTTTAGTTGCAGATCCAACACCTTCCAATATTGGAAATATCCCAGTTTATGCACAAACAGAAGACGCATCTAATGATTTAGCTGCTGGTTCTGAAACAATATTAGAGGGATCTGGTGGCGTTCAGATAACTAATTCTAATGCTACGTTTCCTGCTGGGGTAACTATTTATGGTAGATATACTGAAATAGATGTAGCTGGAGGAAGTATTATCGCATACATAGGAAAATAAGAAATTTGTATACAATTAAGTATACATTATGTTTAATGAATTATATAATATTATATTATGGCAAAGAAAGAACAAGCAATCGAGGAAGTAGTTGATACTAAACCTCAAAAAACATCTGTTGAAAAAAAAATAACAGATGATAAAATCAAGGTTAAAAAACCTTTGATAAAAAAAATGGATATTGGTGATGAACCAATTAAAGTAGATTTAACTCAACCTAAAAAAGAAGAGAAAGATGTGCCCGTTCAAGAGCAACAAACAGAGAAAGTGGATGTTCAAGAACAAACCATAGTTAGCAAAAATATGGGCAAAGAAGATAAGGATAAAAAGGAAGAAGTTAAAGAGAAAGAAATAGAAACTCCTATTTTAGAAGAAGTAACTGGAGAAGAAACTACAGCTGAAGAAGCAAAAGAAGTAGTTGAAGATGCGGTTAAAGAAGCTGAAGAAACTGGAGTTGATTTACCAGAAAACATTCAAAAAGTTGTAGATTTTATGGATGAAACTGGTGGTACTCTTGATGATTATGTAAAATTAAATCAAGATTATACTAAACTTGATGAAACTCAATTATTGAGTGAATATTATCAACAAACAAAACCTCATCTTAATAATGAAGAAATAGCATTTTTGATGGAAGATGAATTTTCGTATGATAAAGATTCAGATGAAGATAATGTAATCAAGAGAAAGAAATTAGCGTTTAAAGAGCAAGTTGCCAACGCTAGAATCCACTTGGACGGGTTAAAGTCCAAATACTATGAGGAAATTAAAAGCGGTTCAAGATTAACTTCTGAACAACAAAAAGCTATAGATTTCTTTAATAGATATAACAAGGAGAATAAAGTAACGCAAAAAGCGGCAAAACAACAAAAATCAGTATTTTTAGAAAAAACAGATAATGTTTTTAACGACTCATTCAAAGGTTTTGAATATGATGTTGGAGAAAAAAAATATAGATTTAATGTTCAAGATGCAAATGAGATTAAGACAACTCAAAGCGATATTAATAATTTTGTTAACAAGTTTGTTGATAAAAAAACACAATTAATATCAGATGCTAAAGGTTATCATAAATCTTTATTTACAGCTATGAATGCTGATGCCGTCGCGAATCATTTTTATGAACAAGGTAGAGCCGATGGAATTAAAGAGAGTATTTCTCAATCTAAAAACATTGACATGAATCCTAGATCATCACATGAACAAGTTGAAAGTGGTGGTTTAAAAGTGAGAGTGGTTAGCGGTGATAATACTAATAGACTCCGATTTAAAATCAAAAATTAATTAACAATTTAAAAATTAACATAAAATGGCAGCAATAACTCCAACCGCGGGATCGAGTTTAAATTTAACTCCCTCTCCGCAAAAACAGACTTTGTCTACTAATTATCTTGATTTTGCCGGTACAACTGACACCACATGGGCTCAACAATATTTACCTGATCTCATGGAAAAAGAAGCAGAAATTTTTGGAAACAGAAGTATTTCAGGTTTTCTTTCTCAAGTAGGTGCAGAAGAAGCAATGGCGGCAGATCAAGTAGTTTGGTCAGAACAAGGCAGATTACATCTATCTTATAAAGGGTGTAGCGTTAGTACAAATACGATTACCATTGGAACTTCCACTGGTACAACAGATACTACAGCTACTCACGCAATAAGAGTAGGTCAAACAGTCGTCGTGAGTGATGGCGAAACATCTCCTACAATATTTAAAGGATATGTTGTAACTGTGGCTAACAACACCACATTCATAGTCCTTCCATATAAAGTGGCAGG